TTTTGCGCTGTCCTCAATCATTCGCAGAAAGTCCGGGCGTGCGTCAGTAGTGCCGGAGATCGCACGGTCAATATATTCGCCTACAATGGTATAGCCGTTTTTCTGTGCGAACTCATAACAGGTCTTAAGCTGACCCTCAATAGATTGCTCTGTCTGATTGTGGGATGAAAAGCGGGCATATATAACAGCGTTCATGTTCTCACCATCCTTTTAGGGTATCTGTTGAGAAAGTCCTCATACTTTTTGAAATTCTCTACAGAGGGGGAGCGTGTGATAGCTTCCTTGAGCTTCTTGCTTTCCGTTTTGAAACGCTCAATTTCTTCTTGATCTTTTGCGGATATATCAAGATAGGAATATACATTTTTGTGCCGTCTGCTCTGCTTTTGCTTGATGTTTCTGACAGCTTGCTCACAGGGGAGAGGTGTCTTTCCCTTGATAATGTCACCAAAACACGGGCTTATGCCCTTGCAATATTGCTCTTTTAGCGTCTTAGTTGCAAACCACTTTCCGCAATGCTTGCAACGCACTAACTTGTATTCGTTGTATGCGTAGTAATAAAGCGATGCAATCATAACATGAGTTACGGTTTTCAAGCCCTCAAAGCGCATACTGCCCGGTTCGTCAATGCTGATCGGAAGATAGCTTGTTGTCATTCTGTGAAGCATACGCAAATCTTCAATATCTTTTAAGGTGGGAGAAAGAACTTTTTGCCCGTCAATAAACATGAGTAAATCGTACAGGCTGACCCCGTATTCCTCACAATGGAATAGATATGTGCTTTTATCTTGGTCAGTAACCGGCTGATTATTTAGGCGTTTGAACTCGTTATGCATACGCCTAACGATAATATTGCCCAATTCGGAGCAATCGAAGTTAGGGAAATCCCTTTCCAATGTGGCATATACCACACCAAAAAACCGGGATGTATCAATAGTCCATTTTCCATGAGTTTTGGTATTATGGACAACAGTATTTACCTTGTCAATAGAAATGTTAAGCATATCCAGCACCTCTAAAATGTTTCCTTTCAACTACATTGTACCACAACAAAAGCCTCATGTCAATAGCTGTTGTTTTACTGTACAATTAAGGCAGTAAAGGTGCTGCAGCCCCTTTCAAATATGAAAGGAGTATCCTTATACAATGAATAATAGCGAAATTAAAAGAACAATCAAAGAAAGCCGAATTATGCAATATGAGATCGCTGCAAAGATGGGTATTAGTGAATACACCCTCTGCAAGTGGTTTCGTAAGGAGCTGACCGCCGAACAGCAAGAGCGGATTCTTGCCGCCATTGCGGATATTAAGGCGGGTGAAGCTCATGTCTGATACCCTCACAATTAAAACTTCCGGCGTGGCGGTTTTGGGTGAGGAACAGGCAAAACATTTTGCGCTGTCAATCTTTGCGGATGTGAAAGCCTATGTCAAGGAACACCGGGCAGAGTATGAGCAATGACTGACAGAACAGGAAGCGGGTGGAATGGATGAAGATGCAGTTTAACACACTCCCGGACAAGCTCATAGAGTGCGCTCTGTGGTGTGTTTGGAAGTATGAGGACAGGGACGGAAAGCCTACAAAAGTCCCGTATAACCCCCGTACAGGCGGCAGGGCGCAGAGTAACAACCCCGCCACATTCTCAGACTTTAAGACTGCTGTAGCCGCATTTGGTACTTGTAAATATGACGGCATGGGTATAGGCGTATTCCCGCCCTTTGCCGCTATTGACATTGATCATTGTGTGGAAAATGGTATTTTGTCCCCGCTTGCGTCCGATATTGTGACACACTCAAAGAGCTATACCGAGTACAGCCCAAGCGGAAAAGGTGTCCGCATTATTCTAACTGTCCCCGATGGTTTCAAGTATGACAAAGCCCGATACTACATAAACAATCAGAAAAAGGGGCTTGAAGTCTATGTTTCCGGCAGTACACAGAAGTTTGTCACAATCACCGGGAATAAGATCAGCGGCGATACCATACAGGACGGAGAAAGCCCGCTGCGCTTTGTGTGTGAAAAGTACATGGAGCGGGCAACACAGAAGCCCAAAACAAAACCCCAACGGAAGCCCGCCACCCATAGGGCTACAATGACCGGCAATTATTGGCTTGATATGGGCATGAAGAAAGACCCTTGCTTGTCTGACTATTGGAACGGTAAATTTCCGATGGAGAACGAAAGCGAAAAGGACGCTGCTTTAATGTCCCGGCTTTTGTATTGGTGTAATGCCGATGTATCAAGGGCTATTGACCTATTCAAGCAATCACCCTTTGCAATGGGTAAGGACGAGCAACACAGGCGCAAAATGGAGCGGGACGATTATTTACAGATCACCGCAAACAGCCCTACAGTCATGCCGAGAACAACGGCGCAGGAAGATAATGAAGCATATCAGCGGCGGTATATCCGATATGACACACGCCCCGCCACCAATGACCTACAGGAGCGGCTTGCTCAGATGCAGCCTATTACAGCCTACACATGGGATGATGCGGGTATGGGCGAACTCTTTGCAGATATATACCGGGACTATTGTAGATACAATGTCACCGCTAAAGAATGGTATGTATATGACGGTGTGATATGGAAAGCGGACACGGGAGCAATGCAAGTTTCTCAGCGTGCAAAAGAGCTTGCTAATGCCTTGCTTGTTTACTGTACCACAATCGAGGATGAACGGCAGAAAGCGGACTATCTCAAAAAGATTATGAACTATGGGCAGTTACGCTACCGGGAAACGATGATCAAGGATGCAAGGGACAAGTATTACATAACGCAAAATGACCTTGATAAGAACCTTGATTTATTCAACTGTCAAAACGGTACTTATAATCTGAGGACGGGCGAATTTAAGCCCCATAGACCGCAGGACTTGCTTTCTAAGGTTTCCAATGTGGTATATGACCCGGAAGCCCGCTCCACACGCTTTGAGCAATTCATATCTGACATTATGCAAGGCGATGAAGCAAAGAGCAACTATTTACAATCCATTTTAGGCTATGCGCTGACCGCAGAAACGAACCTTGAAACTTGCTGGATTTTGTACGGCGGGACTACCCGCAACGGCAAGAGTACCCTCATTGAAACTATCGCTTATATGATGGGTAATAGTGGCGGGTATGCTTTGGCAATGCAGCCGCAGACCCTGGCACAGAAACAGAACAAGGATACCCGGCAAGCAAGCGGCGATATTGCCCGCCTTGATGGATGCCGATTCCTTAACGCAAGCGAACCCCCTAAACGAATGCTTTTCGATGTGGCATTGCTCAAGACCTTGTTAGGACGGGACAGTATCACAGCCCGCCACCTATTCGAGCGGGAATACGAATTTGTACCCCATTTCAAGCTATTCATTAACACCAACTTTTTACCGCTCATTCAAGATGATAGCTTGTTTTCTTCCGGGCGTATCAATGTTATTACCTTTGACCGTCATTTCTCCCCGCAGGAGCAGGACAGGGACTTAAAGGACAAGCTCAAAACCCCGGAGAATATCAGCGGTATTTTCAACTGGTGTCTTGAGGGCTTGAAGTGGTACAGGGAGATCGGAGCAGACCCGCCGGAAGCTGTACGAGCCGCCACCGCCGAATACAGAGAAAGCTCTGACAAGAACGGCAATTTTATAGCTGATTGCTTGATTAAGGCTGAGGGCAAGAATTGCGGAGCGGGAGCGGTATATCAGCGATATTCATTATGGTGTGAAGATAACGGTTTTGGAACTGAAAACAAGGGAAATTTCTTTGACGAACTGAAAAGCAAGGGTATCTTTGCCGCAAGTGGAACGGTTGACGGAAAGACCGTCCGAAATGTAGTAAAAGGCTATGTATTATGACCATTGTGCAAAATATGCATTTTATATGTGAAGTGTTCTCTATTTGAAATTACAAGGGACTTTACATATAGATTGCATATAATGCACAGATACACGAAAGGAGTAAAAACTATGACTATTAAACAGGTAAACACAGGCGCACACGGACGCAAGCCCCGCTATTTCATCGAAAATGAGGGCGGCGGGACTGTGGCACATTTTGACAGTCTTTGTACTGCTGCGTTAGTGCTGCGATATTTGAACGGCGCACCCATGACCGAAGAAGATGCAGACATGGCATGGGATGCTATGCAAGCATTTGATACAAGGAATGAGGGGAAAAGACATTGAAACGATTGATCAGCTTTATTGTGGCGGCTGTCCTCATTGTGGCATTGACTGGATGCACAAAGGAAAGCATTGTCCTATATGATTCCGACTTGCTCAGAGTGGAGCGGGCGGGAGCTGTGACAACCATTTCAGACCTTGAGGACGGCAATGTATATACTCTAAAAACCGTCCGGGTAAAGAGATCGGAAACGGCAACGCAGGACAAGGCAACAGCTAAGACCATAGCAGACACGGACACAATGCACATTCAAGTAGTGCATGATGTTCTTATTGTGACATTCAAAGACAGCGGCGATACAGTCTATATCAAGCTGTCAAATAAGCGATTTTAACCGATTATGCACGGTTAGAACCCGATTTTATGAGGTGGTGAATAAATGAACCCTAAACAAATTAAAGCCTTGCAAGCCCTCTTGACGCAGCCCACAAAGGCAGCAGCGGCAAAGGAAGCGGGCATTGATGAAAGTACCCTCAGACGGTATCTTTCTGACCCCGAATTTCAAAAGGAATACAAGGCGGCTTTTTCTCAGCTTGTAACGGACGCAACACGGCAAGCGCAAAAATCACTTTCCCCGGCATTGTCTGCCTTGCGTGAGATCGTAGAGGATGAAAAGGAAAGCGCAGGAAGCCGCATTGCGGCAGCCCGTAGCCTACTTGAATATGGCTTGCGTCTGACTGAGTTTAACGACATTTTGCGGGACTTAGAGGGGGTAGAGTAGTTTGTACTATGACCGATTGAAAGCCCGTGTAAAGACGGCTGTGGCGGTCAAGGAAGCCCAAAAAGCGGACAGAATAGACATACTTGACTTGATTGCTCCATGCTATCACCCGCTCCATGATGAGGTAATGACAGGCGCATATACAACCTTTCATTTACCCGGCGGGCGTGGTAGTTGCAAAAGCTCCTTTGTCAGTTTGGAGATGGTCAACGGCGTTATGAATGACCCAAAAGCAAACGGAATTGTATTCCGGCGTGTGGCGGGTACAATGAGGGAATCCGTCTATTCTCAAATTGCATGGGCTATTGAGGAATTGGGCGTTTCC